TAAAGGGTTTCAAGCTGGGTTCCAAGGTAGTAAAGCTGATGGTGGCGGTCTTGGAAAAAACGTTTTAGCAGGACTAAAAGGAATTGGAGTTGGTGGTCAAATGAAAATTGCTGATGGGAGTATGGCTAATGTGGGCGGTTTAAAGAATCTTTTTACTGGTAATTTTAGCCAAGCTCTTGGAGGGGGGGATTTTAAATCATATAATGAAAAGACCGCTAGCGCCACTGGGCCAAGCGCAACTGCATCAAGAGCCACTGGGTCAAGTGCTACTTCAATTGCTGCCCCAATATTTAGTTCAAGCTCAAGCGACTCTCTACCTGACCCATATACAGGGGGGGCGATGCAAACCGGAATGGTCTTACCATCAATGTTTGGGCCAAAGAAATCGAGCGCTTTTATATCGCCATATAGCCGCAGGGGGCGGGGGTATGCTACAGGAGGCTTAATCCCTGCTGCTGGAGGAGTTGATACAGTTCCCGCCATGCTTTCTGGTGGTGAGTTCATCATGAACTCTGCTGCGACTCAAAGAATTGGTGCTGATAATCTAGCAACAGCTAACGCTGGTGGTTCTTCGGCGGGAGGCGATTCAACTGAACTTGTAGCTAAGATAGACGAACTTATAACCGTGACTCAAGAATCTGGTAAAGCTGGCGATATTAATATCACAATTAATGGATCAACTGGACAAGAGCAAAATGAAGGTGGACAAGACGCAAACGAAAAACAAAGAGAATTAAGTGAGAAGATAAAAACAGTAGTTAAACAAGTAATTACAGATGAAAAAAGACTCGGAGGGCAACTTAGGAAGTAATGTTTGATGCAAGATTAAATGATGAAGTAAGGATTTTTATTTCTGGTCAGGAATTGTCTGGGATTGATAATGCTAGTATTTCATATTCAAATTCATCGAATATAATTAAACCGCTTGGAGCTACAGAAGGTTTAACTGTCAATGGTGGACCTACCAATCAAAAGGTTTCTTTTTCTAGATATTTGATTTATAATGACCCAATCATTAGTTATACTGGAGACGTTAATATGTCTGGCAGTATCCATTACAATGGTGGGTCTTATGGTTTTGAAAGTGGTTATTTAAATAATTACTCTGTAAATTGTGCAGTGGGTTCTGTCCCTAAAGTGAGCGCTCAGTTTGATATTGTTGATGAATTAAGAAGTGGTCAAAGTGCTTCTGGTTCTGTTTCTCATCCTACTATAGACATACCAAGTCAAGGCTCTATAAGTATAACTTGCGATAACGTATCTTCGAATAGAGTTATAGGTTTTGATTATTCGGTAAACTCGTTGAGGAAAAAACATTTTACTATCGGGAAAAGAAGCTCTTCAGCTATCGAGTTCATTGCTCCTTTAGAGTACACTGCTCAAGTTCAAGTCGATGTAGATGACGCTTTTCTTGAGAGTGGTTATAACTTTTTGGATAATAGGGAAAATAAAACAGTTTCTTTTGCTATACAGGGCAGAACTGGTGCTGCTATTCAAACTCTCAGTATTCCAAATGCATCTTTAGTTAGCGAAAGTTTAAATGCTTCGGCAGACGGTTCTTTGAAATTAAATTTAAATTATATTGGTCATGGCTTCTGATTTATTCTACAATAGAGACTCAAATATATCTGGGGTAACAATACAGGCGGATTATTCTGGATTAGAATTAACTCCTGTATATGGATCTAAGGCTTCTTTTTCCTCCAAATTATTTTCTTATGATACGGATGATTTTTATACAAATAGATTACCTGATTCTTTAAATAGTCTAAGCGCTACTTTTGATGTCAGGTATGATGTTAATGAAGCAAACGCTAAAAGCCTTGTCGCTTTTATTGAGAGTAAAAATGGTTCGAATCTTTTTGAATTCAATATAGATAACTCTGGCATTTATCAGAAATTATCTGGAGTTTGTGATAATTATGCAGTGAACCATATGAATAATCAACATTATGAGGTTGCATCAAACCTGACTGTTGATCAAGCCCCTAACCTCTTAAACTGGTCAGGTATGACTTTCTTGAATTATGGTTTTCAGGAGTGGGCAACCTCCACTAGTTATGAGAAGTATGATATAATTTATTCAGGCGTTAATACTAATAAGCTAGATAATTTTTATTACTCTACAGAAAATCACGATTCCTCAGTGGGAAGCGTAGATGGACCAACGGGACAAGAGTCTAAGTGGTCACAGGATTTCTTCTTTGAGCCTGATATTGGTTTACAGAACAGTGTCGATTTAAAAAACGACCAATTACTTTTTAAGAATTCTTTCCCTTTAAGGATTAAAAATAAAGATAATAATGCATCATTTCCTATAAGTTATAAGTTTACTAGTATAACAGACAAGCAATTGAAAGCTATGCTTCATTTCTTAGAAAATAAAGGAGGCTACAGAAACTTTAGACATGATATCCCGTCTATTTATAATAGACCGAAAGCTATGTACTGCCCTGAGTGGTCGCATACATGGAAGTATAAAAACTCTCACGACTTAGAAGTAACTCTTATTGAGGATGTTTTAGGTGTAATAAAAGAAAATTAAAATGGCTAGAGATATTTTAAAGAGTAATAATTCAATTGTGATTGCTGGTCAAAGACCAGCGTTTACAACTGATGATAGAACTGGGAGTGATATGAGCGGCGCTTACATGAGCGCTGTTCAAAGCGTGGGTGTTAGCTTCTCTCAGCAAAGGCAAAAGTCAAAGCAGGTTGGATCTAAGGGTTTAGCTGTTAACGATATAACTAGGATGCCAGATGTTGATTTATCTATAAGTTATCACTATAGCCCAGCAATGTTAAACGAAAATCTATTAGGTTTAGTTGATTCAAACTCATCTTATGCAGGTACTGGATTTTTCGACGATTATACGAATGAAGATCAAAATTTTTACATAGTTAATCATCAAGATCAAGTTTCGGATATGATCGTTAATGGAGGTTCAGAAGTAAGCGGTTTGACCACTGATGCAGAAGTTATTTCTGTTGGTAACGCTTTTTTAACAAATTACTCTTTAGGTTTTTCTGTAGGGTCTCTACCTATTGTATCCACCTCTTACAAATGTTCTAATGTTAGGATGGAAAAGGGTACTTTTGACACATCCCTGAATCCAGCTATTAATCTGCAATCTGGCGATAATCAAAATGTTGGCGCGGTCCAACTAGAGAATGCGAAAGTAAGCGGTTTTGATTATTACTATACTACAAGTAGGCTTAATCCACCTATATGTTCCCCCAATGATGTTAATGTGACACTCCAGAATCTACAAATTGGAGGAGCGTCTATTAGCGGGGATGCTCATTTACAATCTTTTTCATTCAGTATTCCAATAAAAAGGGTTGATCTATTTGGTTTGGGTAGTGATTACCCATATGGTAGAAAAACTCAATACCCAATCACATCTTCTGTTAGCCTAGGGTTTTTAGTTTCTGGTTTTGCTACAGGAGAAATTTCTTCCTTGATTACAAGCGAATCGGGATACGACTTTGACATACAGGTTATAGATACAGAAGAGCTGTATCAAAACACTTTTTCATTTGAAGGTTTAAAACTTGAAAATTCTTCTTACCAAATGGGTGTCAATGGGAGTATGAACTATTCTTTAGGTTTTAACTTTGAGATTACTAATTAAAATTATGGGCTTAAAAATTAAAAAAAGTAAAAATATAGTTATTGATGGATTGATTTCACATTTCGACGCTTCAGATAAGTCATCTTATTCTGGAAGCGGAACTACATGGAAAGATTTAAGCTCTAATGGTTACGATGGGACACTTGTAAATGGGGCATCTTTTGATGCTTATGATTACTTTCCCGGGGGCGCGACCCGCTACAATGGGGGTAGTATTAAATTTGATGGGACCAATGATAGGGTTGATATTGGAGGGAGTTCACCATTGTTAAGTTCCCATGTTAATAATGAGACAAGTATTTTCGCTTGGGTATATCTAGACTCTTTTGTAGGTAATCCTTATGTTTATCTTAGAATTGCAAATGGAGGTTCATCAGAACGTATACGTCTGGGTTTTGATACTAATGGAAAGATTAAGGTTAGATTAGATTTATTTACTGATCCTTTAACAGAGTCTAAAATATTCACTTCAACAAATTCCTTAAGCTCAGGCTTGTGGAAATTTATAGGCTTTACTTATGACGGCTCTACCCTAAAAATATATAAGGATGGAAGTTTATTCCATCAAGAATCTTTTAGCGGGTCTCTTGTAGATAGCTCGTCTGGCTCATCATCAGTTTTAGGTGCAGATGAAGATTCAGGGGCAAACTATAATCAATTTTTAAATGGGAGAATATCTGAATTATACTGTTACGATAAATCTTTAACAGCATCAGAAATTGCACAAACTTACAATGCTACCAAAGGTAGATTTTAATCATAATCAACCTTAACATTCTTACTTTCATAAGTTTTCTTCTCTGCTATATGTCGCTGACCATTTCTCTTAGAGGCGTAATCGTTAAAGTATTTTTGTTTAACTGGGTCTGATCCTCCAGATTTTTCTGCTCGTCTTTGGCTCATCTCCTCTGAGTAATCAAGCATGTCTCCTACAGTACCCTTCTTTCCTCCTGTACTGTCCGTAAACTGTCTTTGGCTAAACGGATCAATGTTGGAGTCGATAGAAGCGTTGGGGGCAAAATAGACCCGTTTCCACTCGACCCCAAAACCATCTATATAGATATGCTCTTCATTCATAGACTGAAAAACGTCTTTATGCTCGTCTGTGTCGGGGTGTCTGTAAGTATATAAGGGCATGTTTTATTATATATAAAAAAGGAGGGTATTTCTACCCCCCCTCTTTGTTAATTAACTTTGATGTTGATTTGCGACCTATCCTCTTCTTTTGGGAGGGTTACTTTCAGTAGTCCGTTTTTCATCTCTGATGAAATTTCTTCGATTGAAATTTTATTAGGCATCCTGAATGTTGTTGATCTATTCTTAGAGTCTTTTTCGGCTTTTACGCTTAGTAAAGTCCAATGCTTAAGTTCTCTAGCTGTAAGCTCAACATCTTTTTTAGTAAATCCAGCTAGTTCATATTCGAAAATATAAGCCTTGCCTTCATCCGTCATTCTGTAGTTATTAGTATTATACATTATGCATTTTGTTTATCAGTATCTATGCCACATCAAAATCATTGATAATATAGGACATTATAGCATCTACAGTGACAGAATATGTCATAGTGTCTGCTAACTTTTGACCCTCTGTGTTAATTTGTCCCACTTTTGTTTCGGCTTCTTCCATCGCCTTAATGACATCTTCTTCTTTCCAGTCATAGAAACTCCCTTGGTTGAAGGGTATTCCTTTTTTGAAAAAGACGTTATCATAACAGTCTACTTCGCCCGAAGGTTCAACCAAGATGCAGTTATCTTTAGTAGCCCAATCTTTATGAGATGTGGCATTAAGAACAATGCTCCATTTGCCGAGGCAAGTTGCGTTAAAAGCAGGAAGATTCCAACCTTCTGCTCCAGACAGTCCTGTAAGGTCAATATCGATTGCATTTAAAAACTCATTAACTTCAGAATTTTTTTCTAAATGAGGTAAAAAGTTAATATTGGAATATCTCTTTCCACCCAAAACATTATCGATGGCTTTATCCATATCCTCCTTCTTGTAGAAGGGATTATTAACTAAACAAGACAGTTGATACTTTGGATTGTTTCCGTATTTTTTTAACCAAGCCTGAATAATTCTAGCGGTATGCTTTCTATGTTCAAACTTACCCATTAAACCAAAATGGGTGACTCCATTCAAGTATTCTTTTTCCGTCCTTTTGAATTCTTTATCAAAACCAAGAGGAATGGAAGTGCTGCTAAACAAATTAGCGGCACAAGAGGAGCTGAAGAACGTTTTTGTTTGGGCATCGCAGAGTGATTTTTCTACTGTTGTAGGATTATTACACTCATAAAACGTGTAAAGGTACTGTTTTTCATTTTTTCTATTTTCTGAACCGTTCAAATGCCAAATCCTGAGAACAGGTATATTTTTACTTAGATAAGAAAATCTATTTGTAATACCTTGTTGTATTTTTTGACTAAGTTCTTCTGAGACTTCATACGCCTTCAGGTCAACTTCT